CTGCGGGAAATGCCGCAAGAATAAATGATTATTCTTCTAATGCAACAACTTCTACATTAACACTTATGGAGATTGCGGCATGAACAAACATCAAGCAATTATTGCAACGCATAACAATGTCGTTACTATCCGTGGTGACGATGCTTTTGATGCTGACGGCAATCCCGTCACCTATGACGAAACAGCAGTTCAAGCCTACATTGACGTTCATGCCTACATAGCAAAACGCCAACAAGCCTATCCAAGCATTGCTGACCAATTAGATTTAATCTATCACCAAGGGCTAGACGCTTGGAAATCGGCTATACAAGCAGTAAAAGAGGAATTCCCCAAATGACAGTATTTATCTGGAAAATATCCGAAATCACATCCGAAGATGGCGCAATTACCCATGCCAAATATCATGTGACCGCTGAAGACAACGGCGACATTGTGGAAACCGAAGGCCATTGGTGGTTTAAGGACCAGGCCGTTAAGATTCCTTTTGACCAGGTCAAACAAAGCGATGTAGCTGAATGGATCGAAAAAGAAACAACACAAGACGGTGTAAATTCAATAAAATCACAGCTGCAAAGCCAAATGGACTACATCAAAAAAGGGGTAAACAATGACTTGCCTTGGGGAAATCAGGTTTTTAAAGTCAAGTTTTAAGGGTCAAAAATGACAACCCCCTACGACATAATTACCCGATCGCTGAAGGATATTGGCGCATTAGAAGCTGGGGAAAGCCCGTCCGCGGATGCTACCCAAGACGCGTTCGATATGCTCAACGATTTGCTGGCGCAATGGTCCAACGAAAACATGATGGTTTTTTACAAGACCGAAATCATTTTTCAGACCGTCCAAAATACCGTGCAATACACCCTTGGACCAGGCGGATCGGTCGGGGCGACATTCACAGGATCGATCTCAGGCACAACCCTAACAGTCCCCGCGGATGGCGTAACAGCTGGCGCGATCACTATGGGTATGACTCTAAGTGGATCAGGCGTGACAGCGGGAACGACCATTGTTGGCTTTAATACGGGCGCTGGTGGCAACGTAAACGAAGGCGGCACATATACCGTCAGCAAATCACAAACAGCATCCAGCACCACGATTACGGCCTATTACGAACGTCCATTGACAATTGAATCGGCATTTGTTCGCGTGGCAACGCAGCAAGGCGGCTCGAACGTGGCTGGCGGCTACCTGGATTATCCCGTGGCGATTCTCAGCCTGGAAGAATACGAATCATTAGGCATTAAACAGCTAAATGGTCCGTGGGCCAAAATGGTTTACTACCAACCCAGCGAAACCTTGGGAACGTTGTACGTTTTTCCGAATCCCGCTAACGGTGAGCTGCACTTGTTTGCCAGCACGATTTTCCGCACATTCCAGAACTATTACGAAACCATCACGCTGCCACAGGGCTACAACATGGCTATGCGCTGGTGTTTGGCGGAACGTTTGATGCCGATGTACGGTAAAGCCAGCGCCACGCAGATTACGCTGATTAATTCGTTTTCTGCCCAGGCCAAGGCCACAATTAAGCGCACAAACATGAAGCCGCCACAAGTGGCCCGTTATCCCGATTCCTTGTTGATGGGCAAAGCTAAAGACGCTGGTTTCATCATGGACGGGGGATTTAGATAATGCCTGACTTTGGTTTTGTCGGGGCTTCTTACGAAGCGCCATCGATCTACCAAGATGCCCAGGAATGTATTAATTTCTTCCCAGAAGTTGATCCAACCAAACCCCAGGGCGATCGTGGCGTTGTGGCTTTGTACCCAACGCCTGGTTTGTCTTCCCTGGTTCTTTTCCAGAATCAGCAAGAAGTCCGCGGCATGGTCACGTTATCTGGTGGCAGCATCATGGTGGCGGTTTGCGGGCCTTATGTCTATGCGCTAACTTCCAACTTCATCGGAACATTGGTTGGGCAGCTCAACACATCTACGGGCCGCGTAGGTATCACGGATAACGGCGTAAATGCCTATATTGTGGACGGGACTAACCGATATGCCTGGCGCATCTCTAGCCCTTCTTCTGCGGTGTTTACTGGTTCTGTATCGGGTACAACCCTAACCGTTACAGCAATTACTAACGGCACAATTGCAGCGGGGCAATCCCTTTTCGGTGTCGGTGTAACAAACGAAACCGTTATAACTGCCTTGGGATCGGGTTCTGGTGGAATTGGCACTTACACAATTAACCTATCCCAAACAGTTACCAGCCGCCAAATGAACAGCACCGCGGTGGCTGCCAAAGTAACTGGATCAATTACTGGCACGACCTTAACGGTGTCCGCGGTCACAAGCGGAACGTTATATGTCGGGCAAACCATCCAGGGAACTGGTGTCACCGCCCTAACCATCATTACCGCCCTGGGAACTGGATCGGGTGGAGCTGGAACTTACACGGTTAGCACAAGCCAAACGGTGGCTTCGACAACCCTATATGGTTTAAATTTTTCGCAAATGCCAACTTCTGACGGGGCATTTACGGGCGGCACAAACGTGGACATTGTGGACAACTATTTTGTTTATAACCGCCCAAGCACCCAACAATTTGGCTGCTCGAACGCTTTATCCCCCATTTCTGGCAGCACTAACTTTTCTAGTAAAGATGGCGCACCCGACAACCTGGTGACGCTAATTGTGGATCACCGCGAAATCTATTTGTTGGGCGAAACATCCAGCGAAGTATGGGTGGACCAGGGCACAAGCCCTTTTCCGTTTACAAGGATTCCAGGCACATCGACCCAGCACGGAATTGCTGCAGCGTTTAGCGTGGCCCGCTTCGGTAATTCATTTGCTTATTTAGCAAAAAACAACCGCGGAACTGCTCAGATAGTTCAAATGAACGGTTATGTCCCGCAACGCATTTCAACCCATGCGGTTGAAAACAGCTTAACAGGCCAAACGATTACGGATGCAATTGCTTGGACCTACCAGCTCGAAGGCCATGAAGTTTATGTAATTAGCTTTCCAACCCTTCAACTAACCTGGTGCTATGACATAGCCACGCAGATGTGGCACAAATGGCTATACACCAATAATTTGGGCCAATACGAACGCTGCCGCGGTAATTGCGCTGCGGTGTTCCAGGGCTATAACTTGGTGGGGGATTACTCCAACGGCAAGATTTATAAATTAGATCGCAACATTTACACCGATGACGGGCAAAACGTCAAGCGGATGCGCCGTGCCCCCCATTTAACGGTAGACCTACAAAGACAATATTTTGAAGAGCTGCAGATTCAATTCCAGCCTGGTGTTGGATTGTCTGGTATTACTACTCCGTTAGATCAAGAAGTAGTCGGCGCTGATCCCCAGGCCATGCTGCGCTGGTCAAGCGATGGCGGTTCTACTTGGTCAAACGAACATTGGACCAGCATCGGTCAAATTGGCAAATACACAAACCGCGCAATTTGGCGGCGTTTGGGATGGTCCAGGGATCGAATCTTTGAAGTGACCGTGACCGACCCCGTGAAAGCGGTTATTGTGTCGGCTAACCTAAAAATGACAGCTGGGGAGAATTAATGGCACTTTTACCCAATCCACAAACGCAGCCCTATCCGCAGTCGGAATTCCTGGACGGGCAAACCAAACGCCCAACCCGCGCCTGGCAGCAGTTCTTTATTAACTTGTTGAACTTCAGCAGCGCGACCACGGCGACCGCTGGATCGGGTACGCTGCCAGCTAATCCCGTTGGATTTATAAACGTGACCGTAAACGGGGTGGCCTACAAAGTGCCATATTACAACCAATGATAGAAGAATTGATGACCATCCAAAAAGACCAAAATTCTTTGGAAAAGGTCCAATTTCGTCAAAATGTGTTGATGCTGGAAAGCGGCATCATGCAAGGAATAGAAAACGGCGAATTGCAATCCACGCTAGAAGACTGCACTTTGACACATTATTTTGCGCCTATTGACGAAAAGTATGGCTGCGGAACGTATGCCAGGCAAATGTTTATTCCAAAAGGCACGGTAATCATTGGGAAAATTCACCGCCATCAACACTTAAACTTTATACTACAGGGCAAGGTTTCGGTGGCAACGGAATTTGGAAAAAAATACTTTGAAGCGCCATGCACGTTTATTTCCGAAGTTGGATTAAAACGTGCGGTTTATGCTGAAGAAGACACAATTTGGACCACAGTCCATTTGACCGCGCACACGGGCAAAGAGAACTTAGACAAAATTGAAGATGAAGTTATTGCACCAAGTTACGACCAGATGGGCTTTATTGATTCGGTCGATAACTTAATGGTGCTGAAAAACAAAGGGGAAATGCTATGACATGGGGAATGACCGCAGTAGCGGGTGCAACATTAGTTAGCGGCGCGATGGGATCATCCGCAGCCAAAGAAGCAGCGGGCATTTCTGCGGGTGGCGCACGGTATGCAGCAGACATTAATAAACAAATGTTTGACGTTACCAATGAGCAACAAGCCCCGTACCGTGAAGCTGGCTATACCGCCTTAAAAGATATTATTGGCATGAAGCCCTATTTAACCAGCGGATATACAGCGGAAGACTTTAACCAGGGCATCGATCCAGGTTATCAATTCCGCCTAGCACAAGGCCAAAAAGCATTTGAAAATCAGGCTAATCGAGCTGGTGGTTTAGTAAGCGGAAACGCTATGCAAGGAATGCAAGACTACACCCAAGGCCAAGCTTCCCAAGAATTTGGTGCTGCCTATAACCGTGATTTACAAAACAAAAACAGAATCTATAACACTTTAGCTGGAATTGCTGGACTTGGTCAAACATCACTTGGTCAAACAGGCCAAAATGCCATGACAACCGCGGGCAACATTGGATCGGCTAGTGTTGGCGCTGCTAACGCGGCTGCTGGCGGTGTAGTGGGCGCTTCTAATGCAACAACGGGGGCAATCCAAGGTTTGGGAAACACTTATATGATGTCGCAAATGCTTAAGCCGCAATCGCCACAAGGTTACGGAACACCAGCTCAGCAATTAAATGTAAGCCAGGCATAAGGACTAAAAATGGCAGATTACAACACCGCGCCAATTGCTGCACAAATAAGACCGCCCCAAGTTATGTCGTTGTCCGACATGATGAACTTTTCACGCGCTGCCCAACAATATCGCCAATCCGAACAAATGAATCCTTTGTTGCTGCAAGGCCAGCAGCAAGAAGTCGCCAGAGGCGGTATTTCATTGGAGCAAGAAACGCAAAAAAACCAAGAGCGCCTGGCTTTGCAAAAGATGATGCAAGACACGCCTTATGTGGTAATGACCAATGGAATGTTTGATCCAGAAAAGCTTAATCGAATTGTCCCAAAGCTTGCCCCGTATACGGGCCAGGACTTTATTAGCAAATACACAACGTTAGGCACGGCACAAAATAATTTAATGGATTCGGCTAACAAGCTGAACCAGGATGACAGATCGGTTATTGCTGGGCCATTGGCTATGCTTGGAAGACTTAAAGTTACTGATCCAAAAGTTTATATAAACGAATTGGATGTGCTTAAAAATCAGTATCAAAACAATCCCAATGCAATAAGATTAATTGAAGCACAAAAAACAATTATTGGTCAAATGCAACCTGGTGAGCATTTGGCAGAAGGCGCTATTCGCGCCAGCCAATCATTGCTAAACCCAGCGCAGCAACAAACAACATTTGCGCCAACTATCAGCACCCAAGACGGAAAAACGGTTGTCACTACTCCTGGCGTTGGAACTAAGCAGCCAACCGCAGAAGTCGGTATAGCTGGCGGTTTACAACAAGGCGGTCCTAAAGAATTGCCAACCGCGGGAAGTCAAATTGCCCCAGGAATGCGAATTCCTTATGCGGTTCGTTCCGCTGCACAACCTTACATTCCAGAACCAACGGAAGTCGCCGACACCGAATCTGGTACAACTTACCGTGATGCCTTGGTTAATCGTCAAACCGCATTGTCAACAAACCGCAGAAATGTGGAAGAAACAATTGGACAAGCTCAAAAAATATACAGCGAGCTATATTTTCCAAAAGGCGGTGTGGCTGGCAATCTTGAACAAAAAATTAGAACTGCGGTTGCTAGTGATGAATATAAACAATTAGCTAAAAGTTTGGCTATATTGCAACTTTCCAATTTACAAGCTATGGGCCAGGGCGGGGGAACGGTTGCTGGTATAGATTTAACAAAAGTAGCTAGCGGCGACATAACTGTTCCGCCAGAAGTGCTAATAAAAATTGCCCGCAGAACACAATCAGACATAACAAATCTTGATATGCAAGCCCAAGGAGCGCAGCAGTTTAAACAGCGATTTGGCGATAACAACATGAAGGCCTACCAACAAGCCTGGAATGCCAATGCCGATAGCAAAATTTTTGAAGCAATGAATTTAACTAAAGACATTGACGATCCAGCTCAATTAGAAAAAGAACTAAATAAGCTATTTCCGTCAAAAGCTAGCCACGAAGAATTTTTAAAGAAATATAGAAACCTTAAAAGATTATCTGAAACAGGGACGCAATAATGGATGTTTTAGAACAATATCTAAGCGGCGGAAAAGCGGCTGCAGCACCGCCGCCCAATCCTATTGTTAACAATCCTGGCAATTTGCGTCCTATGGGGGCAAGTACGGGGTTTCAACAATTTGCGACTCCAGAAGAGGGCATTTCAGCTGCCGATAAAAATCTTAAAGCGTATGGCGACAAAGGCATTAATACTTTGCGCGGTGTAATTAGTAGATGGGCCCCGCCATCCGAAAACAATACAAATACATATATCGACACAGTAGCCAAAAGAATAGGATTAGACCCTGATCAAAAAATTGATCTTAGCGATCCAGTTCAGCGCCATGTAATAAGCGGCGCAATGTTTACCGTTGAAAAGGGTTCTAAAAACTTATTTAAACCTGGTCAACAAGCAGCTGCCGCCGCCGCCCAAACAACGCAGCCAGTATCTAGCGATCCGCTAGAAAACTATTTCTCAGGCAAAGCACCAGTAGCAGCCCAGCCGCCAGCCCAGCCGCCAGCCCAACCAGGTCAAACTGCAGCAGCGCCAGCCCCAGCGCCAGCAATACCTGGTCAAGCTCCGCCATCCAGAATTGCCGACATAGCATCCCAGACATTTAATAGGTATCAGGATGTAAAAAGAAATCTGGGCGAACGTGTGGCTGGCGCTATCGATACAGCCTATGGCGGAATTGTGCCTACTATTTACGGCGCTGGTGTTCAAGCTTTGGCTAGGACCGCAAACACACCGCAACGCGCAGAAGAAATCGGACAAGCTGCAGCCGCTTCTATCGACAAGCCATTAGGCAAAGCAATGGGCATTACGGGCAGCGAAGCCTATCAGAAGCCATTGGGCGGCATAACCGAACCTATTGCCCAGCAAGTTAACAAAATGTTTAACGTCCTGGGAATGACTCCAGAACAAATATCTGAGAAAACAGGCATACCGCCCCAAGACATTAGAAACATGGTTGTCATTGGTTCTGTAGCTATTCCGCAAGCTTTAAAAGAAGCCGCGCCAGTAGTTTCCCAGGTCGCCAAACCAATACGCGAAGCAGCTAAAGAATTGGAAGTGGTTCGCCCTGGTCAGCTGACAAAAGAACAAATGCAAGCTCAATTTGAAGCTGCTCAAGGCAAAGCTCCAGCTGGCAGCGTAGGTGCAGCTGCAGCACAAAACAATCCGTACTTTGGGAAGATCACGGGCGAAGAAGTTGTTCGCGGTCAATTTCCCCAGGTCAAACTATCCAAGACTCCGACCGATGTACCAATGAACGAGCAAATGGTTCGTTCGCAAATAGCCCAGGAAATCATGCCTGGCGGCGGTGTTCGACCAGGTGTTGTTACTGGTAATGAAAATCTATTGCGGAACGAATACACAAAGGCAAAACTAGACACACCAGAAGGCCAATTGTTTAAACAACAAATTGCCAATGAGCAAGCAGCGTTGTCAAGATATGCCGAAGAACGGGTAAATGCTACAGGCGCGTCCCGCAGCCTAATTAATGACGAACAACGTGGGCAAAGTATTAATGACGTAATTCATGGTATATCACCAGAAGGTGCAGCCCCGTCAAGTTTAATGGGTTATTTTAAAGATTCTAAAAAACAAATTTACGATTCAGCTTTTCAGCGTGTTGGCAACAACCAAATTAAAACTACAAATTCAGATTCGTTTTTTAACAATCCACAGCAGCTAGCAACTGCTGAAAAAGAAGGCACACTTAATTTTTTAAATGGTGCAAAAAAAGAAATTGAACTGGCAAAAACAATAGGTTATGAATTACCCGATGGAAAAATAGCGCCAGCTGGTTCGGTGGCCGCACTTGATGCGGTAAGAAAAAGTAACAATGCCGCATGGACTCCAGAAAAAGCAAACACAATTAGAAAAATAAATGCAGCCATCGATAAAGATATTGCTGCAGTCGCCGATCCATCTCTTTATAAGCTTGGCGACAAAATTCACAAATTAGAAAAAGAAATATTTGAATCTAGGGGCATAGACAAAATTTTTGGCGAAGTTGACAAAAATGATGTGGTTAAGTCAGCTACACCTTTGGAAAAAATACCATCTAAACTAAACAATATGCCAAAAGACCAATGGCGGCATATTCGGGACACGTTGAACGAGCTGGCAAATGGAAGAATTAGAAACGCGCCAGAAGGTATGCCACCTATTCCTCCAGAATTACAGCAATCTGCTAGGGCTGCTGTAGCTGAAATTGATGGCGCTTTAGCCCGTGAAGTCCAAAAGGCTGGCGCAGCCAAAATGGGCGAATGGAATCAGAACTCAGCAAACAATGTAATGAATTCCGTTGTGGGTCAAAAAATCCTAGAAACATTTCCGCCCGAAGAAATAAGAAAATTTCACACATTAAATTATGCTGGTCATTTGATGCCTGGCATACATGGCTACGAAGGTTCTGCACTTCAGCACAGAAGAGTTAACATAATTGAGCGTAATCTGCCAGGAATTGGTGCTACAGCTGGTGGTGCTATTGGTACATTTGTCGGAGAAGGCCCAGGCGGATTAGCTGGCGCTTTTTTAGGCCGTGAACTAGGCATAAAGCAACAAGCCAAACAAGAAGTTAAAGCCGCAGAAAAAGCTGCAGCAAAAGCCCAAAAAGAAATGGAAGAAGCCGCTAAACTGGGCAAACAAACAGGCCAAAACAAAGCTGGGGATATGCTAAACAAGAAATAAGGATCAAACATGGCAGTCAATCTTTCGCCAATCGGCAATAGCGAACAATTTTTTGATAACAACGGAATTCCGTTAGGTGGCGGTTTGTTGTATAGCTACCAGGCTGGTTCTAGCACCCCCTTGGCGACTTACACCGACATTAATGCCACAACTGCCAACGCTAACCCTATTGTTTTGAACTCTAGCGGTCGCCTGGACAATGAAATTTGGTTGACCTACGGATATTTTTACAAGTTTGTATTAAAGACTTCCGCGGGTACAACCCTGGGCACATACGACAACATTTACGGAATTGTGGGAACACAAACCGCGGTCGGCACAACTATTCCTACGGGCATGATTTCCCTTTGGTATGGATCGATTGGCAGCGTACCTACTGGTTGGTATTTATGCGATGGATCAAACGGAACACCTGATCTTCGTGATCGTTTTATTGTTGGCGCTGGATCGACTTATTCGGTGGCTTCTGTTGGCGGATCAACCGATTCAATTGTTGTATCACACACCCACACCGCGACTTCGACTTCAACCGTTACCGATCCTGGTCACGTTCACAACATCCTGGGAACAAGTAACCACTATGTTGCTGATGGCGGTCAAGGTTCTGGTGGAACTGGAACATTCCCATTTTCATTGGGAAGCACAAGTTACGGCAGCTCATATATTCAATCGGCAACCACGGGCGTTACCGTGGCAACATCGACCACAAACGCATCTACAGGCACAAGCGGCACAAATGCCAACTTGCCGCCTTACTATGCCCTGGCTTATGTAATGAAGGCCTAACATGGAAGACGTTGCAACCAGGATCGCGGTCCACGAAGCCATTTGCGCCGAACGTTATAAGAAGATAGAAGAATCATTGTCAGCTGGCGAAAAGCGCATGACAAAAATTGAATATCTTCTTTATGGCGTAATGCTTTGTGTGCTGCTAGGCCCAGGCGTAGCTGCTACGTTTATCCAGAAATTTTTTGGCCTATAGGATGTGTTCGATCCGCTAACCATTGGGGCGGCGTTTAAGGCCATGCAGCTGGCCTATGACGGGATCATGTATTGTTGCGATGCGTTGAACCAGGGTAAAGTAGCCGTTCAAAAGGTAAAGAAGGCAACCGAAGATGCAAAAACCATTGTTAACGAAACCAAATCTATCTGGGCATTTTTTGCGGGATTGTTTGGTTCTAAAGCCAAAACGCCCGTTCTTGACAACCAGCCTTTGGTCAAAAAGAAGGAAACCTACACAACCCACATCCCAAACGAAACCGAAATCGTCCAGCAGTTTATAGCGCACCTGGGGGCTTTTTTCCGCCATCATAAGGAATTGACGGAATATGTGGAGATCAAATACGAAGAAGTTTTTCGCAGCGCCGACCCCAATCCAGAAGACATATTAGAGTTAAGCGTATACAAAAACGAGCTGGACCAGGCTTATGTCAGGCTGTCGGGCATGATGCGCGGGGCTAGTGTGCCAGGCCAATTAGGACCGCTTTGGGACAACTACAACAACATTTATTCCAAGGTTCAGAAGGAACAGCAGAAGCGGAAAGAACAAATTAGAATCCGAAGGCAAAAAGAAGTTTATCAACGCGAAAGGTTTAGGCAAGAAAAAATCGAATTAGTCATTGGCTTGTCGGTGGTGCTAATCATTGTTTCTTGGCTTTATGCCCTATGGATAAATTCATTTACAGAGGGGTTCTAATATTGGTTTGCATCATGCTAACCATTGTGCTAATCATTTCGCCCGTGCTGATAATGATGTGGATCAAGATACAAAAGGCGGAAATCAGAATCGAGAAAAAAGAAAAGCAGATCAACCGACAATTACTATTACTCGAAAGGCAACGTAATGAATGAACTATTCAATATTCTCAAGGGTATCGCACCCACGCTGGCAACTGCTGTGGCTGGCCCTTTGGGTGGTGCTGCTGTTACCGCTTTGGCTAGTAAGCTTGGCGTTTCTGATTCCGTGGATGCTGTCGCAAAAGCTATTGCGGGTGATCCAGCTGCAGCTCAAAAAATTGCAGAGCTAGAGCTGGAAATGGCAAAGGTTGCAGCTGGTGCGATGATCAACGAAGACAACAACGTATCCAAGCGCTGGGACGCGGATATGTCCAGCGATTCCTGGTTGTCTAAAAACATCCGCCCTATGAGCTTGGTTGCGATCTTTATTGGCTATTTCCTTTTTGCCATGATGAGCGCTTTTGGTTTAAACGCAAATGAAGCTTATGTAACTTTGCTAGGCCAATGGGGAATGCTAATTATGGGCGCATACTTTGGGGAGAGTACCGT